CCCTTATGTATCAGTATATGGGGGTTAAAACTTTTCATAAACATAAGAGTAAGGTTAGTGTCGAACAGTCAATGGACAAAATGTTTTTGGGTGCGTCGGCAGGGATAAATCGTGCTTCGGAAAAAGAAATCAAGCAAGATGGTAAGCCTACCGTCCGGGTTTCTGCTTCGGGAAAGAAGTTTGAGGTGCACGAACATGATCTCACAACTCTTCTCCGATTGGTGCGAGAAGGAGGTGACATTCCTGTCTATTGGACAATTACTCCGAAGGATGAAGTCTTCTTTACCTTTGATAAGCAGTACAATGATGAAAAGTATGCGCAATGGAAAGACAAATGCAGAGTTTTTGTGATTCCCTCTTCGAACTTCGTTATACTTGAGCGGTTTGTGTCAAAACTGCGGATGATGAAGGAGCGAGGACGGGTGATACAGATTGGCTTTTCGTTTGGTCGAGGAGGGATGGACTATCTTGCTGAGTGTTTGGGTGTCTTTTTAGAGAACTGTTTTGATCCTATCATTTGTGGAGGTGACGTAAATAAGTTTGACATGAATGTGAAGCAGTTTTTCTTAAATTTGTACTATAGCTCTATGTTGGTACATGAAGACCCTACCACGGAAGATTATGAGATCAAGGCTGAGGTTATTAAAGCTCTAATTAAAGCCATCATTAATCGTATAACTCATTACTTTGGCGAGATTTGGGGCATTCAGCGGGGAGGTGTTCCTTCTGGATGTTACAATACTTCCCATATGGATTCTTGGATTATGGCTTTGTATTTTTGCCTGTTTGCAATTTGGCAGGTGATGAGTGCTCCGAAAGAACATCGGGTTCAGTTGCATAAGGAGCTGATTAAAGTTGTCCGTATTATAGTTTATGGTGATGATCATAACTGGAATAAGGGAAAGGGCCTAGGGGCAACTTATTTTTCGGCTGTTGCATTTGCGGACTTCTTGAAGAAGTCGTTCGATGTGGAGCTAAGAGATATTGAGGATGGTGTTCCCTTTTGTTCGACAGTGTCAAGTGGATGGCTGGTGACTCGTGGTACGACATTTTTAAAACATCAGGTGATCTTGAATCCTGATGTTACTCCAGGTCAGTGTAAGTTCCTGCCGTTTAGAGAGACGCGGGAGTTTATATGTAGGGCCGTTTGGGGTCGTACTCCAAAGAAGCGCGACACGTTGGACGTTATGTTATCAGTGTTGGGGCACGCTTTTGGCACGCATGGTGCAAACTACGATGCTTGGAAGTCGTTAAAGTTCTTTTATGAAGAGCTGCTTCGAACGATGCCTCATAATGAAGAGCAAGCGATAGCGGCTGCGATGGATCGTCAGGATCGCATGGACCTTAGAAAGATGCGCCAGCACAGTATCTCGAAGGAGGACTTGGTGACAGGGTTTCCGACTTTCTTGGATCTAACGAAGAGGAACGTTTTGGACAAGGCTTATCATCAGCAGAAGGATATTGATGACGATGAGGAGATGACGCTGACTGATGATTGTGGCTTTTAAGCGG